GCAGCAGGCTATTATACAAGCCCATTTGTTAGCTCTGCTACACTTGTTATAGATGCAATTGGTGAATGGACTACTACTTCAATTTGGAAAAATGATAAAAAAGTTTGGTCGTCACATTACCCAAAATCTTTAGGACTTTTTTACACTGCTTTTACTGATAGACTAGGGCTAAAACCAAACGAAGATGAATACATTCTTATGGGCATGTCTGCATATGGTAACCCCGATAGATTCTTTGCTGAGATCAGTGAACTTACGCATACAGTAAAAAATATGCACAAAGGTATTAGAGATTGGCGCCCTGAACTTACAGAAGAACAGGACTTGTTTGATATTGCGGCGGCTGTACAAAAAGTATTTGAGTCTTATTTACATGCATTGTTAAATAAAACAAAAGAGCTAACAGGTGAGAAGAATTTAGTCTATATGGGCGGCTGTGCTTTAAACTGTCTTGCAAATAGACTTATACCAGAATATTTTAAAAGCCATTGGATTATGCCCAACCCAGGTGACGCAGGTTCTTCACTAGGTGCAATATTAGCACACACAAAAGAAAAAGTTAATTTTTGTACTCCATATTTAGGACATGAAATAAAAGGCGAGTATCCAGTTGACAGCGCACTACAAGAACTGTTACACTGTGGTATAGTGGGAATTGCAAATGGTAAAGCAGAGTTTGGTCCTAGAGCGTTAGGTAATCGTAGTTTGTTAGCAGACCCGCGCGGAAAAGAAATGCAAGATAAAGTTAATGCGATTAAACAAAGGCAAGAGTTTAGACCGTTTGCTCCTGTGATTAGACAACAAGATGTAAAAGATTATTTTGATGTAGACGAAAACTTTAATTCGCCTTATATGCAACAAGTAGTGAAATGTAAGCACCCTGACAAATACCCATCTATTGTTCATAAAGACGGCACAAGTAGGGTACAAACAGTTACATATAAACAAAATAAAGGGCTATATTTGCTACTTACGGCGTGGTATGAAGAAACAGGATGTCCTATGTTACTCAATACTAGTTTAAACATAAAAGGACAACCCATTGTAAATACCGTTACAGATGGACAAATTTTTTCTAAACTTTATAAAGTGAAAGTCATGTAAGTAATAAATAACTTTATATGGGAACATTATTAGCTTTTAAAAGAAAAAACATACAACCAAAAGATAAAACTATTGGTCATCGTATATCTTTTTATACTGATGCTGAAATAGAAATAACACTATTGTCTTTGAATATGTTTGGTTCAGATACACAAAGATATACAATTAAAACACTTAAAGAATTAGATCCGTTGTATATTAAATCTTGTCTTTGTAGATTGAAATCCAGTGATGTAATATCCAATGCTGTTAAAAAATCTATAAATAATATTATTGATAACATGGAAGAAATAAAAGATGCCAACATATAGTTTCCGCAATATTCAAACAGGTGTAGTGGAAGATAAGATAATGTCCATGTCTTCCCGCGAAGAATACCTCAAAACAAATCCAAATCTTGAAACCATCATCACCGGCGCACCAGGTCTTGTAAAAGGCACCGGTGATCGCACTAAAAATTCAGCCGGATTCAAAGAAGTATTATCTAAAATATCAGAAGCTAATCCTACTAGCGCACTCGCTAATGATTTTGGTAAGAAAGATTCAACATCCGTTAAAGTAAGAGACCTTGTGCAAAAGCACAGGGAAAAAGCAGGAGGTAGTATCACAGAGTAGTTTATATTATGGTTCTTTAATCCACAATTAATCCATAGGAAGTGTTGCATATGGCTAAGAAGAATCTACGTTTAGTTTTAGATGATAAATCTAAAAGCACATCGGGTCAAATTAGTTTGTCTGACCTAATAACTATAGAAGCAAAGACAGAAAATCAAGGCCAGTTTATGTCACAATACGACAATAGACCGGCTTTTTTGCTTCATGGGTGTGCTGGAACCGGTAAAACTTTTATTGCATTATATCAAGCATTAGAAGAAGTAATGGGAAAAGAAAGCAAAAGAGATCAAGTTGTAATCGTTAGGTCTGCTGTTCCTTCTCGTGAAATTGGACACTTGCCCGGTGATCAAGATGAAAAGACTGAAGTTTATAGCGCACCCTACCAATCAATTTGTCAAGAACTTTTCCCTGGTAAATTTTTAGCATACACAAAATTAGTTGAATCTCAATACATAGAGTTTATGACAACTTCATTTATTCGTGGTATCACAATAGATAATTCTGTTATTATTGTAGATGAATGTCAGAACTTGAATGATATGGAAATTAATAGTATAATGACTAGAGTAGGATACAATACAAAGATTATATTCTGTGGTGACTTCCGCCAAACGGATCTTTCTCGGCGCAACGATATGTCAGGTATGAAGAAGTTTATGGCTACAGTTGAGGGCATGCCTTCATTCTGTTCTATTGAATATGGTCCAGAAGATATTGTCAGATCACAGTTAGTCAAAGAGTATATACTCGCTAGAATGCAATACGAGGATCAAAATCCTGTAAGTCATTGATTTTCTTAGTAAACTCTTTTCTTCAATAAAAACAAACACTTACGGCAGAAATGTTCTAAGTGTTTGTTTTCCTTAGATTAAATAATGCTTGACTTTTCAGAAAAACTACTGTATAATATACTTATAAACTGAAAAATTAAGGTGAAAAGAGATGTGGAATCTAGAAGGTATGCAAGTTAAGGGTCGTTACATGGATGAGATTGTTGTCCGTGGGCAGGTGCTTAGTAGCAGAGTAGCATACGGTGGAGAAGTCCAGCATACTGTTAAGCTAGACAAAGGCTTTACTTTGTTCGGTGGAGCAGTTCAGCGTGAAGCAGGTGATAATATCATTATTGAAAACAAATACATTACACAAGTGAGGGATTAATGATTTTAATTAGTGATGGTTATCAGAGTCAAGGTTTCTCTTGTCATTTAGAAGTTATTGATTATTTCGGTGAAGAATTGTTTGTTGCTATCTTGTCAGGTCAACATAGCCAATATGTGTTGTCTTATTATCACTGAGGTACGCAACCAATGATCAACGAATTGCCCACATTAAAAAATAGTGGAATTGAGTCTATAGATATTCAAAATTTTTATTCTCAATTTTATATGAATAAATGGGATTTTACACATTACCCAGATGGAGATAAATACTGTAAAGAGTATTTAAAACAATTCTCTCTAGATAACTTTTTCAAACTAGCCGTGTTTGTAAGCATAGGTCCTGATGCTCGCCTACCAGTTCATTTAGATCCTGGACCTAGATCCCATACTTTTGTATATGGACTAAAGAATAAAGAATATTTAGAGTGGATGAATTTTGAAGTAAAACCAGATTCAGAGAGCATAGAAAAAAAAGCTGCTGTTCGTGATTGTATAGTCTATCATCAATTTGAAAAATCAGATATAGTCAGAACAATAAACTCACGGACACTTGATAATAAGATTATAGCTAATATTAGAACCCCTCACACAGTAAGAAATAATTCAAAAAGTGAATTTGCTTATTTGATAACTATGAGATTAACTGAAGATTTTGATATTTTAAAATTATCTGAAGTGTGGAAATAAGATCACGATTTCGGTTCAATATTACAATATTTAAGCACCCTTAGCTCAGTTGGATAGTAGCACGTGCCTTCTAAGCACGGGGTCGGTGGTTCGAATCCACCAGGGTGTACCAATTTAGCGAGTGTGGTGGAACGGTATACACAACAGACTTAAAATCTGTCGCCAATGGCTTGAGGGTTCAAATCCCTCCACTCGCACCAAATTAAGGACAATCTAAATTAACACACTTTGGACATTTGGAGATAGTTTTGTAGACGGGCTTATAAAAGAAAGACCCGCAGATACTACTTCAGGAAATTCTAAAGAAGAACGTTTAGATATTTGTTTCGGGAATCAAATTTTTAAGAGAAGTAAATTATTTACAAAATTTTATAATATGGGAGTATCGGGTGCAGGCAATGAACAAATTGCTTATGAAGTTACTAAACTACTAGATAATTTTAATAAAGATGATTTCGTTCTCATAGTATTCTCTAACATGCTAAGAGCGTGTAATTACAATTTTCTTACAGATGAGTATGTAAGAGCAAATAAAAACGAACATCAATATGCTAAAAGAAGTCCAGTATGGCAGACTGATATGATGTTGTTATATCTGCACTCACAATTAAAGTATAGAAATATACCTCATATGTTTATGAATTCTTTTGAGCCTATCAATATTTACTCAAAATTTTCATATGAACAATTAAAATCTATGAATTATTATAATTCAGAGTATATAGATAATACTCTGTTCAATATTTTACTTGGTAAATTCTTACAGAAGAAAAATGATAAACTAGAATATCTAGAAATTGATCCTAGAAAAACTAGAATTTTTACAAAATTTAAAGACTATGAAGACAATAAATATATTTCACCGTGTTATCACCCTACACCAGAAGGGCATATACTTATTGCTGATACTTTAATTCCTATTATTACAGAATATAAAAATTATGTTTAACAAAATAAAAATTAATTTAGAAAAACCAGAAGCTGAAGTTACCGAACACGGTAGATTTTATCGCACACCAAGCGGTAATTTATATCCATCGGTTACTACTCTTATGTCCTATAAGTCAAAAGATTCAATCAATGCTTGGAGAGAATCAGTTGGTGAAGAAGAAGCCAATAGGATTAGTAATCAAGCTGCAACAAGAGGTACTAAAATACATAATCTATGTGAAAAGGTACTTTTAAACCAAGAGATTGATACAACCAATCTTAGTCTGTTAGATAAACAGATGTGGAATCAGTTTCGCCCACATCTTGACAGCATCAACAATATACATGCAATAGAAGATCCATTATTCAGCAATCATTTGCGCCTAGCAGGTCGGGTAGATTGTATTGCTGAATGGGATGGAAAATTATCAGTCATCGACTTTAAAACCTCTCGTAAAGAGAAAAGAAAAGAATGGATTGAAAGTTACTTCATGCAATGTACTGCATATGCTATTATGTTTGAAGAAATGACAGGAATACCTGTTCCGCAAATAGTGGTTGCTATTTCAGTAGAAGGTTATGAACCTCAAATCTATGTAGAGAAGCGTGACAATTATGCTAAACAACTTTTAGAGTTGCGTTTAGAATATGAGAGGTTTTCAAAACTAATGTATTGACTTTACTTTTAAATACTGTATAATATAAATATATATTCGAATAGGAGTTTGTATGAAAAAGTTTATACTTTTAACAGCAGCACTGTTAGCAGGTTGTTATAACGATGAGCCTGAAGTAATAATACAATATGAAGATATATTTCATTATAATGTTAATGATATCGGAAAGATTACATATGAAGAAGTTGAGTGTTTAGCAAAAAATATTTATTTTGAAGGTCGTGGAGAAAGCCTACAAGGGCAAATAGCAATAGCACATGTTACTTTAAATAGACAAAAAGATAAAAGATTTGAAGATAGTATATGTGATGTTGTTTATCAAGGTCCACTAGACAACAAAACAAACCCATTAAGAAATCAGTGTCAATTTAGTTGGTGGTGTGATGGTAGAAGTGACGTTCCTAGAGACCTTTGGTCTTGGGGTAGATCAATCAATGTTGCTGTTAAAGTATTAGAAGGCGAATACAAAGATCCAACAAACGGTGCATTGTGGTTTCATAGTACAAAGGTAAATCCTGATTGGAAATTTGTAATAAGTTATGTTGGGAAAATTGATAATCATATATTTTATAGATAATGGAGAACTTTTTTGCTACATCAAATAGAGAATGATTTTATGGTTGATTTAGAAAAAGTAACAGACACTTTTTTAATAACAAAAAAATTTAGATCACCCTCTGAATTTTCTTATTTTATAGAAGGTACAGCTAGAAGAACAAAGACATCTTGTATAGATATATTGATTAATTTTTGTGTTGAAAATGAAATTGAATCAGAAAGTATTGCTAAACTTATTAATGCTAGTTTAAAGGAAAAACTAGAGTCTGAAGCCCAAGAATTAAATTTACTTAAAACTAAATCTACTAAATTACCCTTTTAATATGACTGCATTTGAAGTATACCAGCTATATACAGCATTGCGTTTACATTTCACATACGCAAAGTATGATATAACAGTGACTAAAGGTCGCATGGCAAATCTCCGAGTTGCCTTTGATAAAAAAAACGATACGAAATACATGTATAAATTAGCAAGTGAATATACTAGAAAAGAAATAATAGATATTTTAGTTGCTAATTTTATTACGGGCGATCCCACTGCAAATATTTACACTGGAAACTTTGTAGATAATTACAAAAAGTTGTTGACAAACAGAAAGAGAATGTTGTATAATTTGGATACAGATTTAGATAATATCTTATTCAGGATGGAAAAAGAAAAAATTAAGTCTGCTTGTAAGGAAGGGCATCACCCGCTAATCTTCAGAATGTACATGGGTGGGGATATACATTTGGAATCACTTGTTATTATGGAAAAACTATATCCTTATGTTGAAGATTATAAAACTGATTTTGTATTAGAACACTTGTGCTTGC